TTCATCGGGCATAGCACGAGCAAATGGAGTTACATTTGTCAATTTTCCTTTTGGAAACAAATAATATGCTTCCAAAAGAGTATTATAGCACGAATGAGTCTTACCATAACGAACGGAATATTCATCACAAAGATTCATTCCCCACTTAATTAACCAATAAGCATTATCGATTGTTTTTGCTGACCATTGAGTGCAGGGATGATTACGAAACGCACCCTTTTCAGTTTTGTAGGCATCACCATCTGTTTTGTGGATTGCTCCATAATTATGATACCACTTGGATGCCACAATAGATAACATCTGGCAACATTCAAGTGGCATCTTAACAATGTGTTTGTCTGGAAGTACAATTGCACTCTCTGCTGGAAATTGATGCGTGACGAAAATATTCATCAACCAAATGTCGAATCGGGTTCCAGAGCAATCCAATAAGAAAGATTATACTTGGTGTTCGTGAATTGTGACAGAAGTTTAGAAGACACAACCACATCATAGGCACCAGGAATAATCTTAATATTCTCTACCTTGAAGTTGAACACAAACTCAGAGTCAGTCTCACCAACCACGATGGCATATTCGTTGGAAGTATCGTTCTTCTTATCACGAACCACCAGTTTGATCACACCCGCCTCACCAACGGCAGACAGGTCGGGCAGTTGATACACTGCTGCTGCCTTTACCAGTTTCTCCAGAGAGGTGCTGTCCAGTTGAAAACAAACATCTTCAGAAGGCAGTTGAATTGCCTTGTCGGGAGGAGAAATAATTACATTGGGGTCAGCATAGAAATACTTCACCCGACGCTTACCTTCTTTGATGCTAAGATACGATTCTTCAGTAAAGTCCAGATCTGGATCTTGATGAAGTCCCAGACCATTGAGAAACTGGTTCAGATCATAAATCGCAAATTCACGAGGAAACTCTTCAGTAATATCTGCTTCTGCCAAGATATTCTTTGCCACAGAAATCGTGCGAAGTTGAGTTCCCTGTTTTACAAGAATTGAATTGTTAATACCAGCAAAGTTCTTCAGAAGAGCGAGGGTACTATCAGAGAGTTTCATAGTTTTGTTTTTGAGTTTCATAATCAACGGAATTCAGTAAGACCATTATCTTGACGGGAATAGTGCCCGTCAAAGTGGAGCAGAAGCATAGCATAGTGAATGACTTTGAGGAGGTCACGCTTATTACGTCCATCTTTATCACCATAACGGCTACCATACTTGAGAATGTTTGCCTGACAGAAATGAGCGGCAAGGTCTTTTGCTGCCATCAAGTCAATCGTTTGCGTGTCTCTATATGCCTGATTGTGTCCACAATAGTGGCTGCCATAGGTGCTAGTCACATAGTCCTGAATATCTTTCAGGATCTTATCTTCGTTGTATTTCCAAAGATGATTCTTTGTTTCGTTCATAATAACAGGAGTTTTTTCAAGATTTAAGGTTCCGTCAGAGTTGGCGGTCATTGTAAATTGATAATCTGAATAAGGATACTCGTCCATAATAAAGGGGAAGGGTCATAGTTTTACCTTCCCCAATTATATCAGGGTTTGGTCTGTTGGTCAAGTGTCAAGGTTTGGTCCAACCCTTATGATGCTTTACTTTTTCATTTAATACATTACATACAGCACTCGGAGTTAAATTGTTTTTTCTACAAAAGTCCGTCATATTTTTTCCAGTATGAAGTTCTCCAGAGGGGGACAATAACTCAAAAAATCTGACAGTCTGTTCTGCCCTTATTAATCCACCTATTCTTCCATTTTGACTTTTTTGTTCTAGAGTGTGAGCGTGTATTCCAACACCCATTTCCTTCGCTTTAGTCCCTCCAATTTTACCTATTTCAGTTTTTTCTTCTTTAGTGAGAGAAAAAACTCCTAATTTATTTTCTTTAGCATAATTACCGTTTCTTTTTCCACATTCAACTAATATTTCTCTTGGAATACCAAACTCTCCGCCAGAAGACATATTATATCCATATTGAGATTGATTAGTCTTATAAAAAGAAATCCAATATTCTTCTCTTTCATTTAAGGAAGTAATCTCACATTCCTCAATAATACCCCATATGAAAGCATTACGTCCGTGTTTGTTTATTGCCCGATAAAAAAGATATTTTAATCTTTTCCTATCCTTATAGTGCTGACGTATTCTTTCTTTCAATTCTTGTATTGTTTTGCCTATGTATTTTTTTCCAGTTATAATACAATGGGAACAATAAATGCTTCCAGTTTTAGTATTCATTTTTTTGATTGCTTGGTCTATTACTATTTATAGTAAAAGGAGGTCTTATATCAACCAAAGCGACCAAGCAATCGTTGAATGCCTCCAAGTTTTTATTTAGTTTTCCTGTTCTTCAATATTTTGCTCTCCTCCCAAAACAAAATCGGCATCCACTTTATCATATAGTTCCAGAAAGGACTGTTTGGTTTCATCATCAAAACCAGAAATAGAATAACGAATGGATTTTTCTTTATCTCCAAAAATAGAATATGCTTTAAGAATATGGACTAGGCGGCGAGTAGAAACAATTTCATCAATACCACCATCATAAAAGGTTTTTCGGATCACATCACTCCAATCGCACATCCTCTTGATAAAATCACCAGCATTTTCCAGACCAATAGAAATAGCAATCCCTTGAAGAATTCTTTGCTCCACAGAAGTAGGAGGATATTCCTGCTCCAAAGTAATGGCAAAGCGATCAAGAAAAGCAGCATTCAAAACATTGGTGCCAATAAAGCGACCGTCATCAGAACCCTTACCTTTGGTGTTTGCAGTAGCAACCACATTAAATCCAGCGGCAGGTTTGACAAAGCGACCAATCTTTTTCAGAAAGACACCTTTACCTTCCAGAATGGATTGAAGGCAGAGAATCTTGTTAGAAGCAAGGTCAATCTCATCCAGAAGCAAAATCGCACCACGCTCAAGTGCTTCCACCACAGGACCATTATGCCATGCAGTTTCACCATTCACCAACCTAAAACCACCAATCAGATCATCCTCATCGGTTTCAATCGTGATATTAACACGAACAAGTTCTCGTTTCAGTTGAGCACACGCTTGCTCCACACTGAACGTTTTACCATTACCCGAAAGACCCGTAATGAACGTAGGATAAAAGAGACGGGACTGAATAATTTTTTTGATATCGTTAAAATTACCAAACTTGACGAAGGTATCATCTTTATCGGGAATCAGGTTTTGTTCAACAGCAGGAAGAGCAGCAGGTGCCTTATATGCTTGCTCCATCTTACCAACAACGCTAGGGGTCACTTCCAGATTCCAGCGACCACGAGCAGTCTTATATCCTTCAAGGCGGCGGGTCACAGTCTGATAGTTCAGACCACGAGAAGCACAGAACCCTTTGAGGTCGCCAGAAGTAATTTCAGAACCGTAGAGTTCTTTGATGCTTTCAATCAGTTGTTGATCGTTCACAGAGGACTTGCGAGGCATAATGTAGTTAGGTGGTTTTGTTTAACTGAAGTTATTATAGCAAGAAAAAAGGGGGCGGTGAAGTCCCCTGTGTGTCAGTTTGCCGACTGGTTTTTTAGTTTCTCAAAGAACTCTCTGCTAACAATTTTTCCTTTGTATCCAGGATAAAACTTCTCTACTATTGCAGAAACACCCATAGCAGTAATTGCACTGTCACAGATTACACACACCTCTTTGGTGTCGTATTTAACTACGTGTTCTAACGGAAATTTGTATTTCATTTTTGTAGATATTCTATCATATTTAAGCGACCAATTCAATAAATTCACCGAGGATCTTTTTATTCATTTTCTTTGATTTTAAACTCTTGGCAAAAGCAGATTTGATTTGTGCCTTGGAAGCATCTTCTGCAACTTGGAATTCAATATCTTGAGAGAGAATACTAACAGAAAGACCGAAGTAAGAATGATATCCAGACTTCTTAATCGTGAATGCCTTCTCTTTCTTCCAAGCGTTCAGAGTCTTGGTATATTCTTCCCCATAATATCCACAATAACGGCGAATAAAGTTACCAGCATCACGACCCTCTAAAACACGAATACCAATGAAGTTGATATCAGCAAACCTATCACGAAGATTACGAAGCAGAATATCAGTAAATCCATGCCATTCGGTATCACAAGAATAGGTGTTACCAGTCTTACGATCACGCAGAAAGGCATTAGGACCGATATGAGCGGTTCCCATAAAGGGTTCATTCTCCCAGTGACGCTGAACCTCACGATGATACTTGACCATACAAGCCTCACCATCAGTCAGTACAACACACTGAACTTTCTGGAGTTTGTTTTCTTTCTGGAACTTGGGCAGAATCTGATGAAGAGAAATAAGTGCTTCATTCAAAGGAGTTC